TCAGATAATGTGCAGTGCACCTTTTTCATCTGTACCCAGATACAGTTTTCCTTCCAGCATGCTTCCGTCTTCTGTAGCCCGGTATAGTTCTTCCTTCCAGATGATCCACTGGCTTTTTGCCATAGCACCGTCGTTATTCAGATAGTACCATCTGCCGTCTGATCCGGTCTTCCATGTATCTTTTACCATATATCCGGCACCATCGAACCAATACCAGTTTTCCCCGTCCTTGTACCAGTCGTTTTTAACATAGTTTCCGGTATCTCCCAGGTAGAACCTCCAGCCGCCCTCCTCTTCTATCCATCCGGATTTATTCGGGGGCGCTTCTGTCAATGCTAGTTTAAAATCATTCCACGTATGCTGGGTGTGATTGTAAACGTAAGGATTGGGGCAGATTTTTCCCGTTACGTCATAGTGGCGTATTACGTGATCTGCCGTGACATCGTATTGCTTCATCAGCTCTTTTGTCAGCTGGGCGGCGGCCTTTACTGTTGCATCTTCAAAATACCAGTCTCTGCTTGTATCTGACTGACTGCCATTGTTCCTGACACAGAGCTCGATTCCCAGACTGTTGCTGTTTCGGCATTCCGGATGGATATATGTTTTTGCCCCGCAATGCCATGCAATATCTTTGTCCTCAACGGACTGCCAGATCTCTCCGCTGAAGCCAACAAAATAATGAGCGCTGGCTCCGATGTATTGGGAGGCGTAATATTTGCAGTTTGCTTCGGCTCCTCCTAAAGCCCCTACATAGTGGATCACGATATATTTAATTCGGTCTATCTGACCGTTGCTGTAGTTGTATGGTGTCAATAGTTTGTGAACTTCCATATTAAATCCCTTCCCTTATGCCCACGAACCCCATCTCATCCGCATCAAAAGATTCCCGGAAACGTTCTATTTCCGTGTAATCGGCATTCTTTAGATTTTCCTGTATTCCCAGCAGCTCCATGTTCGGCATATCTTTTGTAGCCTCACTTTTAACCATAATGTCTCCTTGTCCTTTTTATTATTATAATATGACGGAAAGGGCGGGGATGTACCGGGGGTGAGATGGGCCTTTTATCGTTATTGTGATGGCTGTGATTTCTTGTTTAAAATGTCTATGGCTCTGATTAAGACCTGTGGGAGGGGCAGGCCCATAAGGCCTGCATTCTCTACGATGGATATGAGCTCGTTTGCCATAAAACCGATGATGACAGTGTCTCGTATGTAGGGAGTGCCTAGGGATAGGTCTAAGCGGTGGGCCACCAGCACAAACAGGAGCGTCATACACTTTCTGCATAAGCCTTTAAAGCCCGCCTTTGATTCCAATGTTCCGGATTCTGTTTTTACACTTTTATGGAACACTCCGGCTACTGCCAGGCCTGAAAGAAAATCAATAGCCATAAAAAGTATTAAAGTTCCGATACCGGTATCCCACCCTCCAAATAAAGACACTATGAAACTGCCCGCAGCTCCTGCAGCTGTACATAATATATTTTTCATTTTCATTTTCCTCACGTTTTCTTATAAATTTATAATGGGCCGTTTCTCTCTGAACAGCCAGTCATCAAAGACGATACCTGCCAGACATAACGGCCGCCAGATCAAACAAAATAAGGGGTATATCTGCCCTATGACATTTCCGGAAGATGGCTGTAATCCCAGATCCCCCAGCCAAGCCATATATTTACTATGCAGCAGGTGATAAATTTAAGGGCGGTCACGATCATACCTCCGATCAGTACCTTCTGATACAAGGGCAGCTCCCATGGAATCACCTAATTGATCAGTCCCAGGATCACAAAGCAGATGCCTCCTAAAAGAAACACATTCCAATGGAAACGGTCACGAAACGCCAGCTCCATACCTATATACCTATGCAAATGATTCCGCCTGCAAACCAAAGGAACACATATTTAAGCGCCTAATTCATCGTTTATCTCCTTCCTCCTCGGCCACAGCTTCTATCTGTGCAAGGTAAGTTTTAAGAACTTCTGATTGATACTCTCCGGGAACAGCAGCACCATAAAAGATCTCCTGCAGCTCTTTTTCCGTTTTTATGCTGTCAATCCAAGTTCTCAGGCTGTTCCCATAGGTGACATGGTAAGACACATGGAACATGGCTTTTTCCACTAGAACAGCTATGTCAGCCGCAGGATAGAACCGGCACGGCTGTCCATTTGCATGATATACGATCTCCTTTTCTCCGGAAGCAAGCTTCACCTGCAAACCGAACAGATTCAGCTGATCATTCTGTGTCAGGCTGAAATGCTCATAGCCGGTGGACAGCTCAACCGTTACCCCATTACACACAGTCTGCCCGCAGACAGCGTTTATCTCTGCCTTTTTCGCTTCCTTTAATTCTCCCAGGGTCTGCCCTGAAACGCTTGTTTCAACTCCGATTCCTGATATCGTGGCGAGGTGAGTGATTTGTGTATTTAGTGCTGGCACCTGATCTTCTACTGTAGGAATATAACTAATTAAAATTTCATTCCCGCCCTCATCCATGTGGTAAAAAGCTCCATCATGGTACTTATCACCGATCCCACATGGATACTGTAAGCAGTCAACTGCAAACGCTTCGTCCCCATAAGACCCTCTCGCCAGCCAGTTTGCCATATCATAATTATCACATACGATAACATTTTTAACTTCTTCGTCGCATATTTGTGCGAATACTTGATGTGCAACCATATATTATTCCTCCTTCTAATATCCCCATCTTACAATGCATATTCCTGATCCACCGGCTTTTCCTGCATTACTGGCATCCGTACCGTGTTGAGCGCCACCACCGCCACCGCCACCTGTGTTTGCAGTTCCATCTACAGCCCAACCATCATATATATCTCCTCCGGCGCCACCGCCGCCAGCACCGCCAGCACCATTTGTTACTTTGGCACCACCGCCGCCGCCACCGGCATAAAGAGTGTTAGAAGATTCACCAAAAGCTCTTGTAGTGGTTCCTTGTCCTGTCCCGCCATTACCATCAGATCCAGCAGAACCATTACCTCCATTAGAACCACCATTACCACCCCAATCAGTTCCAGCGCCACCGCCACCAGAACCGCCAGGGCCGCCAGCATAAAGAAAACCACCTTTACCTCCTGCCGCGGTTGCCACAGAACCAAAAGAGGTAGCCCCTCCATTTAGTGCTGGATTTCCACCTGCACCAATGGTTACTGCAAATGTTTGTCCAGGAGTTGCCGCATATTTAAGTACAGATTTTGTGTATCCACCGCCACCGCCGCCGCCAGCTGCGGAGGTAACTCCTGATTTTCCACCGCCACCACCACCAACTACAAATATATCAATAGACCTCACACCAGTTGGAACAGTAAATGTCCCAGATGATGTAAACGTTTGTTGTCCTCTTGATGTAGTAGCGGCAACTGCATTTAGTGTATTTCCCCACATATCTGCAGGGGATCCGGACGCATAAGCTGTAGCGCTAAAATAATAAGTAGTTCCCATTGATGGCATGGTAACAAGGGCTTGTGACCAACCACCGGGTGTTGTGTTATTTCCAGCCCCTGTATAAATTCTAGTTCCTCCAGTTCCTGGGTATCCACTAGTAGAGTAGTTAATAAATACCCCGCTAAAAGGTTTTCCGGTAGCCGCATACGGGTTTTGCCATTGTAATAAAATTTGCGTTGTACTGTATGCGGCAGCACTAAAAGACAGTATACTGTTTACTGAGAGAGTCCCCGTAATCTTATTTCCATTTACATAAGCAGTATATCCGTTCAAAAGCTGCGGTGCCGCAGCCGTTGCGCTGGTCTGACTTGCCAAACTGTTAGCTGTCACCTTACCTCCCCCATTGTGAAAACCAGCAGGAACCGTATACGAAGCACCAGCATTCAAATTCAGGGCCACCGCACCATGGTTTACCATAGAGCCTGTTCTCTTAATTTTGGGATTCGAATTATAATATGTTTTTCCTTCCAGTACCTGACTATCTGATGCGTCACCAGTAAGTTCCAATGTCCCCTCTGCCACTTCATCAGCGGAATCTGATGTAATTGCTTTATATCCCTTTAAAACCTCTGTCTTAGAAGCTGTACACTCATCAGAACCTGCTCCTGATCCGCCAGCTCCGGCAATAATCACTTTACCCATTATCACTTACCCCCCTCAAATACACGCTGAAATCTCCGGTCGGCTTCTTTTCTGCACAGTAAAACGTTACATATCCATCTTCTGTTTCACCGTCAGTTATCATTCCAACCATTTTTCTTCTAAGTTTTACCTCTGCCGGTGATAATTCCTTTGGAGTACATGGACTGATTATAGGATTATCTGATGCTTTTATCCCAGTCACCGCGATTTTCTGGCTGTATGGAATCATATTGCTCCAACCAGAGGCAGGAATAATGACCTCTATCGGCCGTTCATGCTGCTCCAGAATCATCTTATTATAGAAAGTATTATTGAAAAGCTGTTCTATCTCAAAAGCCATTTCCTGACCATCTGCCAGAGTCTCTCTATCCCACTTTCTGATTTCCATAGTATATTCAGGTGGGGTTTTTACATTGCAAAATATCATAATTTAACCTCCTTAAAAGATTTCATCCATATCATAGATCTGCGGGATGTCTGCATCTTTTCCTTTACGCATAAATGTCCGATAGGCAATTAAATCGCCATCCGAATCAAACAACCCCATTTCCGATATTTCTCTTCCTGTAAGCTCGTCCTTATCCAGAGTAGCAGTAAAACGGCATGTCGATTCCATATCATTTACATATGCATGGTTTTCGATCTCCTTCATCAACAGCTCATTATAAAGCCCGATTTCATTGCCTGTTGTTGTCTTAGGCTGTCCGTTTTCATCCACTCCTCCGTCTCCCCATGCCATATGTGTGATAATTGGGAGTGTTATATCCCCGGCATGAGCCTTGCAAAACTTCTTCCTTCCTGTTGTTGTTATTACTCCATTTGATGTATTTGTCATTTTTCTCTTCCTCTCTTATAAAATTGATAAGCCACCATTTAACTTTCGCCTGCTATCTAATTTCCAAGTGCTATTCACCCTATTTATGTTCATAACACGGATCGTACCTGCTGTTGCCTGTTCCTCTGTTTCAAATAATAAAGCTGCTTTCATTTTGCATTGTATATCTCTCCTTAAATCAGTTTTAAATCTCAATATGTTATTACCTGTGTTACTCTGCTCCACAAATACCGTCGGTACCTTTATTCGTTCTGCTCCTTTAACAAATTCTGAAACATTCGCTTCCAGTCTGGATCTTATCGGGTAAAAGTCGATAAATTCTCTACTGTTATACCCATTCAGCCTACAGCTGCCATTTAACGGCCAGAGATTATCCAAATATAAGTACGAAAGATTGTAGCGAGGATAAAAACCTATCCGGTAGCGGATTGAATTTTTACAAGAAGTCTGAAAATTATAGTTTCCAGAATATTTACTGAAAAAAACTGTTTCCAAATTAGCTGGTACCATTTCTTGAATCATTCCTTGAATACTTTTTAAGACTGTTATTGGTCTCTCCTTCACTACAAGCTTCAATTTATAAATATGATGAAAAATATATAATTCGTAGTCTTCACCTAACAAAGCCGTTAGCTGCTCTCTTAATTTACTTCTGGAGTAAGGAAGTTGGTAATTCCAATTTGCCAAAACTGCTGATCTTCTCTCATCAAGAGTAAATTGAGGATCTGGTTTTAAATCCAAAAACTGCTCCCATTTCTTTATTCCCTGATAGTCTGTTGTCAAAATGAATCCAGCTTCCCAAATATACCGGCAGCTATCATAAAGATTTTTGAGTTCTTCCGCCTCTAGTTTCGCGATAGTGTTAAACTCAACAATTTCCTTAACGTACTCTGGGAAATAAGAGTTTAAATCATTTTCCCTCCGATCATACATGAATCTCACCTCTCACAGCTATTCTATCCGATGGAATAACATAATTTTCACTTTTCCCATTGATGTATGTATCAAACACATCAAGAATTCCTTCCACATCCAGCAGTTTGCTTTCAATTCTGGAAATCCTCACTACGTTTTCACTAAACTCCTGCCAGGATTTGTTTAGTTCCGCCAGGTAACCATCGATCGTATTACTGATATCATCATAGCACCGACCGGCATCATACCCTGTCTGATATGTAATATTAGTTACAATGGATATTTTCTCCCCCTCTGCGCCAACTACAGTTACCTCATGGCCAATGGGGGCCAGTCCATAACCCTTCCCTTGATTCGGCTCCGGGTCAATTTGATCCTGTACTGTTTGAATCAAATCTTCAGTAGGAATACTAAAAGATGAGTCAATAATAACCAGCTTCACAGTTCCACCACCGGCCCATGCAGGAAAGACTTTTACCCCTCCCACTCCAGAAATTGCAGATACCTTTTCTTTATAATCTGCTATATTTCCACCATACGCCTGTGATTTTAAACTATTAAAATATCGCTTGCGAAATCGCTCTGTTTCTTCCTCATCTTCTCCAGGTATTAATAATTCCGTCAATTCTGCCTTTGTCAGCCCTTTTATATATTCAATAGGGATTAATCTGCCAAAGTTGCTGTTACCAGCTGCTCCGATTGTCTCACATCGCATTCTGTATTCACCGATACCCAATCGTTCTACAGCTGTATAGTTTAAAACATCTGATGAAAAACGACTACCAATGGATATTTCTACATTGAATTCTCCTTTTAATTCTGCATAGGTAGCTGCTTTTGGTATTACTCCACGCTCTGCTGCCCTACGAATTAAAAATTCCCGACTTGCTGAATCAGCAAACATTTCCTTTAAAACATGATCCAACTCAATATATGTAATTGCAATTTCCGCTGCTGATGGAGCTAAAGCTGTGTAAATGACAGATCCTTCCCTTCTATCCAGTTCTTTTGGAACCCGATCCAGCATTCGTTTCAAAATAACTTCATACGTCATATCCTCATACATTAAATGTTCACCTCCTTCTCAACTACGATTTCTCCCAAAATGGTATGAACCATAAACCTTACATGAAGCGACTGCCCATTGCTTTCAAAAGAAAACGTATCAACACTCTGTATCCGGTCATCCTGCTGCAACGCTTCTTTGATTCTCTTTTTGATCTTTGCCTTTACCAGCCCTGTTGATTTTCCAAATAAGTTTTTAAACTCCACACCATAATTCCAGCTGTAAATCAGCCAATCGAACCGTTCTGTATTAAGGATACAGAACACGGTTTGCCTTATCGCCTCCAAGCCATCTACAGTTCCGACCACGCGCTTTGTTTCCGTATCAAAACGAAAGGTTTTTGACGGCATCTGGACCACCTTAATATCCTGCTCTAAAATATTACCTGTCACCGGAAGCATGGCAACACCTCCTTTCCTACCACGTACCCATTACCACATACTGTTGCCCGCCTCTCTTCTGAAGCAGAAGCACCTTTTGACCTGCTTTTAACCCATCTTTTACAGTTACAGCCACCTGACCGATTCCAGGAATATTCATTTCCTCCGTATGGTCCGTAAATTGTTTCAGCAGAATGATCTGTGATTCGGACAGGATTGTCTTCTGATCAATTTGTATTTCCATAGGATTTACTTTAATTACAGTTCCTGGTATCACGTCACATGGATCTCCCGCTTCGATTGCCTGAATTACGATCCGTTTTATATTTTCGATCCATTCCACATCAGCCACTGACCTTCGCCCCCCTTAATGTCAAATCCATGGTATGTACTCCCTCATCAATTTTATGGGTCACAGACTCGATCACCAGATAATTTTTCAACTCCATGTCCTTTATATCCAGGAACACCGGAATCAGGCAGCCCGCCCGCACCCGGATATCTCCAAAAGCATCCTTTACAGTCAAAGTCCTGGAAGGGCGGTTATACAAAGTTAAATATGTTTCCGCTATGGCCTGGCCGTCTACCCCTTTATCAATGGACTCGTCTTTCTGGAGAATTCCCCATTTGTTGATATTTTCAGTATGTTTTGTCATATAGATTTCTCTTTGCTTTGTATCATTGTTGTCACAATACAGTTTGATCTGGTTGTAAGTATTGCTGTCAATGCTGACCTTATAGTCATAATCCTGAGCCGCCTTGCCATCAATCATGATGTCAAGCTTCATGTTATTCATATTTTTCAAAGTCAGTTTTCCTGCATCGTCATAAAATGTAAACAAGTTCTTTGTATGTATCATAGCGAGATCCAGATTGTTTAAAATAATATCAAACAGGGTTTTATCCTTTTCTTTTCTGGAGATTCGTTCCCCTGTATCCTCTAATTCTCCTGTGTTTAGATTGTAATCCCTGGCTATCATCTGGATCACCTCTCCTGCAGTTAAATCCGTGTAATTATAGGTATCTTTATTTTTTAAATATCTCAGCTGATCATAAGCGGTAACCTTCATTTCCCCATCACTGCTCCAGTTACGCTCAAAAATAAATCCAAAGAAAACGGGTTTTCCATCCACATCCAGACGGAGGGCGTTGCCCTCCTCGATCTGGAGGCGTTTGTCCGGTACCAAGGTAAATGAACATTTTCCGGGCTGTCCTCTGCGCTGAGTTTCCCAGGTAATGGCTCCTTTTACTACCGGCTCATATACGGTCTGACCGTTCTGGATATATAAATGTACTTCCATTTCCTACCTCCTATGGCATAGTGAGAACCTGCCCCGGATAAATAACATTGGGATTTGTTATTTTATCCCGGTTCAGATTATGGATTTCCTGCCACCGGCTCCCATTGCCAAGCTGTTTTTTCGCTATGGACCACAGGCAGTCTCCCTTATTAACCACATAAGTTTTCACCGGCGGCGGTTCTCCCTGACGTTCCTCCTGCGGTTGTACAGACTCTATCTCATGATTTTCTTCAACAATAGAAAAATTCATAATTTTAGTTCCATAATTTTTATATTCCTTCATTGTAAGGGACACTATGAGATCAAGCCCCTGACTCACATCATCCGTAACCTTATAATCTTCCAAAGTAACATCAATGCTGGTATCAAAAAGGCTGTTTCCTCCCATTCCCTGGCGGATAACGGTGAATTCAAAAGGACTTTTGCCATCCTTCAACTCCTGAAGCCGTTCCAGAAAATCTTCTGCACTGTCAATGCTGCCATCCCAAACTGCGCTGGGATAATCCATTTGAGGAATTATTGCATCAATTCCGATTTCTGCAAGGCCAAAGGGCTTGATCAAATTGATTTCTTCGCCATTTATTAAGTTCACTGTCTTATTTTGCCCGCTATATTTAATAGGGATCTTTTCCGGCGGCAACGGGAGAAGCATATCATCAATATAAACTTCATATGCCATTAAAAGTTCACTCCTTCCGCAGCTGAAGCAAGAATTTCATTGGTAGCATCACCGAGTCTGCGATACATTTCATCAATATCAGCTACATTCTTTATGGTGTTGTTGTTATTCACATCTACTTTTAGTTCAGCAAGGGTAAATCGGTTGATGATTTCCTGTTCCGCAGCATCCCGCATATACTTTAACTCCTCATCCATGATATCCATTGAGTCTGCCATAGCTGCCGTATTCATAGCTGTATCTCCGGTACTTTGGGCAATGCTGTCAGTTACACCAGGCAGACCAGATTCTGAGGGATTCCTGTCAAGGAAACTATTTATCCCGCCAAACTTATCCTTTATGTTATCTCCCAACTCTCCTCCAAATTCATATCCGTTATGGGCTTTATCACCATAATTCCACCGTTTCAGTGGTATACTAAAATCAGCCAATACCTGATCCATGTCCAGTTTATCTGCTTTGACCTCATAGGTCCCATTTCCATACTTTTCAGCAAGCTGATCGGCAAGATTAGATAAATTATCCCGCCAGCCTTTCACGGTATCTGCCATATGGGTACCAAATACAAAATCCAGGCCCTGTGCTATCTTTTGTATAACGCCAAGAACTGTATCACCTAAATCTGCAAATAAGTGAATTACCGAAGCTACCGGATCATGAAACAGATTTCCGAAAAAGTTGGCAAAAGCTACCCAGCCATTATAAAAGTACTCAATAATCCCAAACCCGATTTCCAGGATTCCCATAAGAGCATTGGCTATAAATGCAACGGCTACCGCAATTGCGCCACATATCATCCCGGTTGCGCTGTAAGAGGTTCCGGCGAATTTATTAAAGGCAGCCACACCTGCATAAAACAGTCCTATCAAAATGATAATAAACATAATTATCCAATTAAGAGGGCAGGCAGCTAATGCTGCATTTAATCCGTCCTGGGCAGCTATCAATGCAATTATCGCTGCAGTCTCCGCCCAATCGCAGATCGTCTTCCACACTTGGCCAGCTGCATTCTTTATTGTAGCAATCCACCCATCTTTCAACGTTGCATTGTAAACAATCAACGCCCCAATAATACCCCACAAAACAGGCTCTATCACAGGCCATACTTCTGCAAAAGCCCTACCCACGGTTCCGGCCACAAATCCAATGGTTCCAAAAATCCCGGTGATTTCACCGACATTTCCCTTAAGTCCGGCTGTAAAGCTGCTGATGGCTTTGGTCACATTGTCAACCATATTGCCTATAGGACCGGCAAGCCCCATATTGACTGTTTTAGCCAAAGAGCTCAGTGCACTGGCTGCATCATTGTATTTTACATTATTTAATTCTTCCAGATGTTCCGTTGACAGCTGTACGGAGCCATCCAAATTAGACAATGCCATAACCCCTTCGCTGCCTAACGCTCCCCAGGCGCTGCCAAACAATTTCATCCCTGCTACATTCCTTTTCACAGGATCTTCCATACTGCTTAAAGCGGCTATCGTCTGCTGGAATGCCTGCTTTGCCGTATCGCCACCGCTTCCGAAAGCTTCCGTCATCTTTGCAGCATCAAGCCCCAAAGCGGAAAAACCTTCCCGGGCGTCCTTTCCTCCTCCAACAGTCCTTGATGTAAATTCCTTTACAGCGTCGCCTAACGTGCTGACTGAAATTTCTCCATTCTGTGCTCCATTGACCAGCATGTTAAACATATCAGCTCCGCCAAGGCCTAAACTTTTAAACTGGGGAGAATATTCATTGATCGTATCCAAAAGCTCTCCGTTTTTATCAAGACCTGCCTGAGTTGCCTGCACGATTAAGTCCAATGACTGAGCACCGGTAACTCCAAACTGCGCTTGCAGCACTCCTGCAGTACGGATACTGTCTGCCAGGCTGTAACCAAAAGTATCTTCCAGGAGCAATCCTGCTCTTGTAAGCTGTTCCAGGCTGTTCCCTGTCTGTCCGGTCATCTGATGAATGGATGATAAACTCTTTGCGGCATCTTCCGGACTTCCGCTTATGTTATCCACGTACAGGTTTTTCGTGCTTTGTTTTGCCGCCTCTAAATCCTGTCCCTGCATTCCGGTCCTGGACTGTATGAGATTACCGGCTGCTTTTATATCATTTGCCTGGTTAAATATTTCCATTGGACTGGTGTTGATTCCCATCTTACCCAGACCAGATAATGCCTTATCACAGAGTTTCTTCATTTTCTGGAATTTGTCCTTGCCTTCATCTATGCTTTTATTTAATTTTTTCTGTTGCTCTTTGGCTTGCACAATCACTTCCGTAACCTGTTCAAACTGAATTCCCATGCTATGGATATCCGTTACGGAGGCTGACATTCCCGGCAGACCCATAAAATTACTTGTCGCCATCTGGAACTTTCGAAAGGACTCGCTAGTCATATTGATCGAATGATTGATTCTCGTTAATATGGAGGAGGCTCCATCCTGAAGCTGTATTGAGTTTTGTATTGTTGCCATATACCTTCCCTCCTTTCCTTTCCAGAAGAACACCTTGAAAGGTGTCCTTCCATTTTTCTATCTTTTCCCTGCAGACTTCGCCTTTTGTGCTTCTTTCTTATCATTTTCCAGTTTTAGCTGTACTGCAGCCATAATAAACGCCCGTTCATACCGGTCCAGGCTCAAAAACTCATGAGGCCATTTGTGGAGCTTGTGGAGGCAATAGTAGGCAATATTTGCTTCCATATCACCTCCTTCTATCAGTTTTTTGCCTCTTCCACCTGCTCTTCCAGAGTGATATCAAAACCATTTACCTGCTGAATGCGTTCCAGATAACCTGCATATTCCCCTGCAGTCAGCATGGTCTTTAAAAGCCCGTCTGCCCCCATAACGTGATAGGAATCCTGCAGTTCCTTATCATTTAAGTTAGGGTAAACCGTGCATTCTGCCGCCAGCTTTCCAAGATAAAGGTTATAATCCGTCTCCTGGGTATACTGTCCCTTTTTTCCGGTCACTGAAACCCGCTTTGTGCTCTCTTTTCTCAGAGCTTCATCCTCCTTAGAGGAAATTGCTTTAATCTCCCATTCCACCGGTTTTTTGTCCGGACCTAAAAAGCGTTTGGAGGCAACATATTTTTCATGCTCTGCCTTAACTGCGTTCTGGCTCAAAAAACAACTTAAATCTCCCATGTCCTTTTATCCCCTTTTTCTTTTACTGCATTCCCGCAAGGTTGATGAATCTTTCCGGCATTTCCCAGCTTTCAAATGTGAATTCAAACTCATCTTCCAGATATTCCCCTGTTGCGTCAAATTTGGTGATAATGCCTCCATTTAAGTTGCAATCTTTTAAAATCACAGTCTGACGGCCGACCCTGGAAGCAGTATCCTCATTGGTTACCTGAATATCAAAATAAATATCTTTTCCAGTCTGCTGGAACTTGTATAAAATATCCCGGAAAATGCTTGTATTGTAATGAAAAGTAGCAGATCCGCTTCCCTTCATTCCCACGGTCTTATTTCCCTTCATGGCCCGTCCCAGAATCGGGATCTCTGATTTCACCTTTTCAATCTTTGCCTCCAGATTCAGTGCCTGCATAAAATTGTACCGCTCATTTTCAATTGTGATAAAACACTCTGCTTTTGTGGCGCTGATCGCGTCCCACGCGTCCATTGTAATATTGCTCATATTTTCTTACCCCTTTCTTATGAAACAACTACTGTCATGTATAAAATGCTCATGGAATTAATCGGTTTCACTGGTAAATTTACGACGACAGACCGCTTGTCCTGTCCCTTTTCCACGGTTACTTCTTCTGAATTCACTGCTTCAATGGCCCCTAACACCGCCAGCTGCTTTCCATATGTAACAATGTCATTCCAAAGGCTTACCCGCCCAGCATCATCGTTTGAGATTTTGCCCAGATAACGTGTATGGAAAAGAGATGCAATATCATTTCCAATCTGATCCAGAACACGTACCGTCTGGTTGTTAGAGAAATCTTCTCCCTTTTCCTCCGTATAAGTAACCAATGTGTTACTGTCAGTCAGAACCCGTATTTCACTTCCTACCTTGTGAAGCATGAGCTTGCCCGCTTTTATGGCATCAGCAAGCTGGGCCTGAGTATAGGAAGTCTTAACTGTATACTCGCCGTCATAAACCTTATTTTCAATGGTCTTGTTGACAGCACAAGCCGCTTCTGCACCGGCAGCCCAATAAACAAGCCCTGCAGCTGATTCCTCTGCTTCATTCTCCACGGAAATGACTCCCTCGTAATCAGCCTTGGAATACTGGTGTAATACTGTCTGGAACTTAACGCCGGCCTCATCCCTCATGCGTTTTGTAAATGCTGTAAACAAAGCCTTCACATTATCGTCTGCGGAAGGGCAGCAAAGAATCTGGAAGGAGGCATTTTCCATCTTTTCCAGGAATTCTGCGTAGTCTTCTCCTGTCACATCAGCGCCATTGGTGCCTCCTGTAAACGGAAGCCCTGCCGTCTCTGCCAGAGCAGCCTCCTTTTTAAATATCACATAGCTGTTATCCTTCAGTTCTCCTGCTTCTGTGATCGTCTGGCAATCAATTTCTCTTCCGGCAAGCAGTGTTTTTACATCAAATTTGGAAGGATCATCCACGTTTTTAGAAATAATTGTCATCAGGCTGTTTCCACGAATACCTGAGTACTTTGCCGTGCCGTAATCATTGGCCCCATGTACCCCTGCATTCAAGCGGTAGAAAATACCTTTTGTCATATTTCTGAAAAGCTCTCTTACTGGAAGCATCGCTGCATCGTTCATTGCATAGCCAAAAATTTCTTTACACCTTTTTCGAAAATCCTCTGCGGTAACCTCAAACACTTTCTTCTCCGGTCCCCATTCAAGAACCATAGGGATTGCCGCCACTCCCCTGCTTCCCATGGAGGCACCAGCTGAAGCGGTACTGACAAAATTGATATATGCACCAGGAAATACCTTATTTTGAATTGTAAAATTTCCTCCACCTAACATACTTTCACCCTTCCTTTCATAAATCGATTCATAATTTCTTCTGCTTCTGTTGCAGAGTATACTTTTCTATCGTCAAGCAAAGCGCTTAATAAGTCCCTTTGATTGCGATACCTTTCCGAGCGGATCAGCTGATCCTTTGTGAAACGTGCAACGACAGTCCCGCCCGTTTCTTTTACACTTTTTTTTGCCACAACAACACCTCTTTCACTTTATTTTTATATCTTCCATGGATTCCTGCGATTCTCTGGCTTTTAAAATATAGACCTGATAATCAACCAGGAAATTTAAAGCAGCCTCCTCATATTTTCCCTTTCTGCTGCTGCCTCTTATTAAGGAGCCATCTTCCAGAGTAATGTATTCCAGCTTGTCCATCAGAATTTCCAGAACAAGATTCCTGTCCTTTAGCCGCTGTTCTGGATCCTGACAGTAATATTTCACATACACGCTCACGCTGCGGAAATAACGCTGACCGTTTACAGGTTTTTCTGATGTTTCCAGGAACCCGACCTCAAAATATGGTTCAGCAATTCCCTCCCCCAAGGGAATTGTACCGATCCTGGTCTCCGGAAAAAGCTCTCTTAGCCTTTTCAGTATTCCCTCCATGATTTCGTTATACATAAAATCCTCCTTTCATACAGCACCAGCCCTCCCTTTGGGCACCAGACTTTTCTCATACCGGGCATATTGCATTTGTGTGGGGCTCCTCACCTTCCCCCAATCTCCTATTTTCATTAAATGCTCCTTTCCTCATCGCTTGAAGTAGTCATTTTGTCTACTTTTCAGTAAAAAAATTTCATCTCTCTTTTTCAACGACGTAATCTTAAGTAGCCGGCACAACTCCTTGATCTCTCCTGTCTTAAACTGGTTCTCATTGTTTATCTTCCGCCAAAATCCATAACTGGACAGATTCAATTCCATCGCGATCCAGCCCTTTTTTAGTCCGGACTTTTTGATTTCATCATTTAGCCGAACTGTATCTGTCATACTATCTTTTCTCTCTTTTGTAGTCATATTGTCTACATTCGTTATCATACTCCACTGTCCCATATTTGTCAACAGTATTTTGAAATTTTGTTGAACTTTTTTCTACAACGTGACATAATGCTCCTACTGAGATAATCCTGTTGAAGCAGGAAAGATCATTAATAGAAGGTGGAAATAACCGGGGATATCCCAGGAAGAACCGGCTTTGAAGATAATCTCTGCCTATCTCATTTGTTATGAGCAGGATACTCGGTTGTTTTGGTAAAATGCGGGAGAAAAACTTGAGAATTTTCACCATTTAAATGAAAAGGATCAAAAGGAAGCATTATTGCGCGTCAGGGACACGGTCCATATCCCTGAATACAGCAGAGAACAAACTGTGGACTTCTTTCCATAATATATGTCTACTGTTCATTACCTGAATAAAGAATATTCTCAATCAACTCAGACAAATGGTAATATATCATTTACAGCAGCGCAACAAACATAGTATAATACCTATAAAAAATCTGAGGAAATAGCATGGGATCTTTTTATGTGATAACTGGATCATTAAATAAGAAGGAACTAAACAGCTAAAAAAAACACTTGAATAAAAGAATATAAAAGCTAAGATTTAAGGAGGTAATAGATGGAGGAATACTACTATGGAACCGGAAAAATAAACAAAAAAATTATAGACGAGATTAAAGATTACTTATATCCGAATGTTTACCGTATTGTTGTTATTGTCTGCAATATTATGTTTGCTATTGTAGGGTTGCTTTTCATGCTTGTGAGAGCATATATAAGTGCTGCTATCACGGCATCAGGTATTGTTATTCTATGTGTTATAAGCATATGTCTTAAAAGATCTATCACAAAAAAATTCATGAGTGGGCTTAAAGAAATGGGCATATCAGAATTGGTGTATGATATGATTTTTTATGAAAATACCTTATCAATCAAAAATCCTTCTGCTGAAAATGCCATAAATCTTGAATATAAGAATATTAAAAGAATTATAGAGACAGATTCCATGCTGTTTTTCTTAACAAAGAGCAGTCTTCCTTTTCCATTGATGAAAGATTATTTAGCTAATGATAAAAAATATGAATTGCTTTCTTTATTAAAAGAAAAAAACCCAAAAATAAAGCTCATTGGTATCTTGTGATTATTGGAAAAGCGGCTCAAGGTGCGGTAATTGATATCGAAACTGGAATTAACAGAGGCGGACTATATATGGCATCCGCCTCTGCTATCTTCTTCTTCAAATAATTGAATTTTAACGTTTTTGTCTGTTATTGGCGTGATGGTATCCGAATTATGTTAAAGATGCCGAAACATTAACTACAATTGCACCAATAGCCTTTCCTAAGGCTACAAGCCCTCCTTCTGGTCCTAAAATGAAGAATAGCCCAATAACTGCAGCAACAACCAGACAAACTACAACTGCCGTAGCGATTTCCTTCTCATGTTCTTTCACGAATGCAAATACCGGTTCTAAAACAGAGTTTCCTCCCCCCTTTACTTTTTGACAAAATGTATATTTGAATGTAAATTCAACCGGTGGAAACCCTGCCGCAACCTTTACCTCTTTTTTGATTGCGTAGGCAACATAAATCCAATTTCCTTCAGCATCTGATTTTAAGCCAACATCAAAAGCAGATACACCTATATCTATAGAAGCATTAAGATCAAACACAATATCCATGAAGCTCTGGGCGTTTTCCAGTCCTTCCACAGAAGCGGTAAGATAGTCTGTAAGGGCAATTTCACCTGACATAGCAATACCATTCGTCACATCGCATACAGCGGAGACAGGGTTATTTGCTGTATTGTCAAACAAAGTAGATTCTGCACTTGCCTCAACAATAATCTTGCTATCAGGCGGCATAGGAATTTCAACTGCCTGGTTTAACTTAATCTTATCAGACGGGAGTACGACATAACATACCTTTAAAAACTCCCTGTAATAATCCAGCAGTACACTTTCTATTTCTTTCTCTGTAGGTGGTTTTGGGACTTCTATGGCTTCTCCGCCATTGCTGCCATATCCGTCTATTGTCGAATGGTTACGGTTATATGTGCACTTCTGCACGCGATCCAAGCTTGTATTTCCCTCAATTGTTGTAATATATTTGTCATCGCCCTCAATTACGATACCGGTATGGGCAACTCTTCCAAGCTCGTTATTGTAAAAGAAAATAATATCTCCCCGTTTTGGAATATATCCACTATTACGCTTATAATATCTGTTTCTTTCTTTGTACCATGTCATACCTGACGGACACCATGCATAATTTGGAACCAAATCGCCAATAACACCAGCCTGATAAGCGCAATAAGAAACGAACATTGCACACCAAGCGCTTCCATTCATTCCGTACCACTGGCCGTAAGGAGTGATATTATTGGCGTTATCTTCTTTAAATTCCCACTCCAACTCATGTTTTGCAACATGAATCAGTTTTTCAACACCTTTGCCAGAAACGTTCACATGGTACATTTCAAAGAGTTTTTTCCATGTACCTCCACCTACAACACCATCTGCTACCAATCCATTTGCGTTCTGGAACGCAATCGCAGCATCACGAGTTTGGTTATCAAAAATTCCATTTAATGCCACCTGAAAGCCTAATTCATTGAGTAATCTCTGCAGATATAAGGTCAGAGAACCATTAGATCCAGCCTTTAATGTTGAGGATATTGTGCCGCTGCCTGAAGTCCCCCCTAAAAGCATAGCCTTTGTCGCCGTCCCAACCATACCATCGGCAGTTAAACCATTGTCTGTCTGATATTTTAGTACTGCATTATAAACCTTATCAGTTGCTATGCCGTCAACAAATCCAACATCATATCCCTTGTTCCCCAACGCAGTCTGAATTGGTGTAATATCTTTACGCATCTGCTCCCAGGTAGCTGTACCAACGATTCCATCCGAAGTAATGCCGGCTTTGGTCTGATAACGTTTTACACCAGCCTCAGTTCCAGCCCCAAAGACACCATCTGTGCCGTTTGGATTAATGCAATTAATCCGTAGAGCATATTGGAAATATAGAACTCTCGGCCCCCGTGATTTTAGTTTAAGCGGTAAAGCATCAGTAGCTCCATCTGGAATATCACTCATAAGAATATCATAGGTAGAAGGACCAACCTGACCATCAGCAGTTAAGTAATTCGCTTCCTGAAACTGCTTAATGGCTTCTGCCAAAGCAGATGTTGCAATACCATCAATTAAGGGAACGTTATAGCCTCTGTTTTGAAGACGCTTCTGTATCTCTATAATTAACTGTTTTAATTTATTCCACGTTGTAGTATCACATGTGCCAGTTTGAGCTATGCCGTATTTGCTCTGAAAATTTGATACTGCTGCTGCAGTACCAGATCCGTACACACCATCAATACTGCCTGGGCTGCAGCACATAATACGCAGACCGTGTTGTAGATATAAAACATAATCACCCTTATCTCCAGTACTAAGTGGAAGCATCAAATCATCTCCACCATTTTCATCATTAAATAACCTTGCGCGGGTAGAATTGCCTACCATACCATCGGCTGTCAATCCACGGCTTTCCTGGAAAGAAATGACAGCGCCATAGGTAGTTTCTTTAGCAATACCGGTAATTGCTTCTTTATAAAAGCCTTTATCCTTTAATGCCTGCTGAATCGGCTTAATTTCATCAACAAGGCAATTCCACGTCTTATCACCGACGATTCCATCAACCCCCAGGCCCCACTCTTGCTGAAACTTTTCAACTGCTGCCTGTGTGCCTGGTCCATAATTAGAATCAATGGAACCTGGATTGCAGCACATGATTTTTAATGCTTGCTGAAGGTATTTTACTTGAATACCCTTATCTCCGCCTTTTAATAGCATAAGTATCTCTCCTTTTTTATATTGATTGTGTTACTAGCTGCGATATTAATTGCAGTTTAATACTCGTATAAGATAATGGGAAAAAAATTGTATAATCTTAATCTTGAGTATTGTACTAGATTTCAACCTCTCTATGCTCATTTCTATTCTGCATATAAAACCTCCTTTCTCCGCCGCCAATTGTAGTCATTATGTCTACTTCGTCAGCAAAAAAAATTTTATCCTTCTTTTTCAATGACGTAATCTTAAGCAACCGGCACAGCACCTTGATCTCTCCTGCCTTAAACTGGTTCTCATTGTTTACTTTCCTCCAAAATCCGTAGCTGGACAAACCCAGTTCTGCCGCGATCCACCCCTTTTTTAGTCCGGACTTTTTGATCTCATTATTTAGCCGAACCGTATCTGTCATACGATCTCCTCCTCTTTTGTAGTCATATTGCCTACATTCATTATCATACTCCATTGTACCACATTTGTCAACACCGTTTCGAATTTTTGTTGAATTTTCTTCTACACCATGATATAATATTCCTATGGAGGTGATCCTTTGGAAATAGGACAGATCATTAAACGAAGACGGGAAGAACTTGGACTCTCCCAGGAAGAACTGGCAATAAAAGCAGGCTACAAATCCCGATCTTCCATCAACAAGATCGAAGTAGACGGGAGGGGGCTTCCCCAGTCAAAGATTATAGCCATTGCCAATGCCTTAAAGACGACGCCGGCCTATCTCATGGGCTGGGAGAGTGATACTGCTTCCGCATTTAACTACGTAAGCGGCTGTTTTGGGAAATATGCAGGAGAAATGCTTGAGAATTTTCACCATTTAAATGAAAAGGGACAGAAGGAAGCCTTAAAACGCGTCAGAGAGATGGTCCATATCCCTGAATACAGCAAGGAACAAAACATTGCAAAAATTTTAAATGGAAATAACAGGGCTTACTTAGAACCGGTAGCAGCTCATGAAAGAACTGACATCAAGGTGACCGAAGAAATGAAACAGCATGATGATGCCTTTTTTGATGAATAAGAAATAACTCATTGAGGTGATTTATTTGAACTATGAATCTTTATTAGAAGAAGCGGATTCCCACGGAATCATCATAAAAGAACGGCCGCTCATAGCTAACGACGGCAGGATCAGAGGCACCCAGATCCTGATCCGCCAGGATATGACGGACTGCCAGAAGGCCTGTGTCCTGGCTGAAGAGCTGGGACACTACCATACCACTACCGGAGACATTCTGGACCAGTCTGATGTATCAAACCAGAAGCAGGAACGCACCGCCCGTTTATGGGCCTACAACAAAATGATAACCTTAGAAAGGCTGGTGACAGCCAAGGAAGCGGGATGCCGAAATGGATATGAAATTGCGGAACACTTAAATGTGACGGAAGAGTTTTTACAGGAGGCCCTTCAATGCTATCAGGCCAAATACGGAAAAGGATTACAAAAAGACAATTACTTAATCCTCTTTGAACCTTTCAATATTTACAAGCTAGTGTGAGGTTTTCTCTGTCTTGTCGCCTCTCTGCCACATATACTATCCAGAGGTGATTTATTTATGCAATCCTGTGAACTTGTAATGCTTGTATCTTCCCTGGCTTGCTGCATCGCAGAAGGCCGGTCTTCCGATGAACTTGCTTTATTAAGCACAATATTCTCACAGCTTGGTGACACACTGGGTACCATATCAGCCCATCAGGATCTCTGCTGTGAATGCGATGATGAAAAAGACACCAGCGAATGTAAATGA